GAACGATCAATATTAATGACCTCTTTTGCTATTCTTTTTTCTTTAGCTGAAAGTTCATCAATCAATTCATCTAAAATTGTTGCCATATTTCCTTTCTTTTTTGTCCGATTTTTTTACGAACAACTACAATATACATATTGACTTAACATAAATCAAGTATTATATTAATAAAAGTTAATAATAAATAGTGAAAAAAGCGAGGTAAAATGACAACTATTGTAGCAACACAGGGAACAAATGAGTTCCCAAAAGTCCCAACAGGTGTCCATAATGCTAGGTGTGTCCGAGTTATTGATCTTGGAACACAAAGAAACGATTATGGCGGAAATATAACATATAAACGGCAAGTGCTGATTATATGGGAAGTTCCCGATCAAATGGCTAATGATCAACCTATGACAATCAGTAAGTTCTATACTTTGTCTTTACACGAAAAATCCAATTTAGGTATGGATTTAGTGTCTTGGCGAGGAAGACCTTTTACTGAACAAGAAAAGCAAGGATTTGATATTACCAAATTAATTGGTGTTCCTTGTCAAATCAATGTTATGCACAATGATAGCGGTAAAGAGAAAATATCTAGTGTTATGCCTTTAGGTAAAGATACAAAGATAAATGAACAATACCACGAAAGCATATCATTTAGTATAGATGACTTTCAAAAAGGCCAAAGAGAGCAATTCAATAAACTATCGGAAGGTATCAGAAAAATGATATTGCGTTCTAAAGAGTTAGACGGAATTGATACTAGCGATCTTGGTGATGAAGGTAATGGTAATGATCTTGGGAAAGTACCATTTTAATGAAATACACTAATGCGTCAAATCTCCCTAAAGCAATAGAGAGGGCGGTGGAAAATGACCCATACGATAGTAGCGGGTCAGATATATCAACAACAAGATTGATAGCACCGCCTCGTATTAGAGTATTGCAAAAAAGGAATTGGGATTTAATTGAAGAGGATATTTCCGATAGAGTATTCTCTTTATTAGGACAATCAGTTCATCATATCATTGAACGATCTAAAACCCGTAAAGAGATAGCCGAAAAAAGATTATTCTATAAAGATGATAAAATTACTAATGGTTGGACTTTAAGTGGTCAGTTTGATTTACTTAATAGAGAAGGCCATTTGATTGATTTTAAATGTACATCTGCTTGGTCGGTTGTTTCTGCTTTAAGTGAAGGAAAACCCGAATGGGAAAACCAACTTAATGTATTAGACTTCTTATGTAGAAAAAATCCAAAAGAGTTAATCAATTACAAGACTGAAATAAAAGTAAAACGATTATCTATTATGGCTATATTAAGGGATTGGTCTAAATTAAGAGTAATGCAATCCGATAACTACCCAAGAAAACAAGTAGTTATGGTGCCTGTTCGTAGGTGGACAGAAGAGGAACAAGAAAACTATATTAAGGAACGAATAAGAATACACCAAAATGCTGAAAAGGTATCTGAATTGCCTATGTGTACTGCTACTGAAAGGTGGCGGAAAGAAGATAAATATGCCGTTATGAAATCGGGTCGTAAATCTGCTTGGCGATTATTTGATACAAGACAATTAGCATTGGACTTTCTTGCCTCTCAAAATATGGTTGAAGGCAAAGGTTGTAGTATTGTTGAACGATTAGGTGAAGATACAAGGTGTAATCATTATTGTAATGTAAATCAATTTTGTTCTCATTATATGAAAGTTAATTTCTAATGGCTAAAAAAAAGGATAATGTAGTTAGACCTTTTGCTTATACTAAAGATACTTTAATCATGGACTTGCTTCACAGATATGCCAAACGATCAGAAATTGGTATAGCTGAACACGGCAAGACTATGGTTGAGGCGGATAAACCCGTAGATCAATGGATAGAAGACGCACAAGAAGAGGCATGGGACAAAATAGTCTATCTTGAAAAGTTAAAGCGAATACTCAAAAACCTAAATATTAAATAGAACAAACCAAGAACATAGTATATAATCTGTACTATGCTTAAATTCATATTAGTTATACAATTATGCTATGGTGCAACGGGTGTATGTTTTAGCCCATTGACCAATGCTGATTTTATATATGATGACTACAAATCATGTATTCTTCAAGGGTATGAACAAGGAGCAAAATTTATTAGTGAATTAGACGATCAATCCATGAAATCTAAACCTTTAATCAGATTTTGGTGTGAGGAAAAAGTAATAGATGAAGAGAAAAAGATCAACACATAGAACTCCTAGCACAAAAGATAGTTTAGGTGTTATAAGCTATCAATTACGAGAAATAAGGGAAGATTTAGCTAAAAACAACAAGGATATAGAAGAATTAAAAAAACAAATTAATTTAGGTAAAGGTGGTATTCAAGCAGTTTTTGTGGTAGGTTCGTTTATAGCTTTGCTTATAGGCTTAATAAAGTTATTTAAAGGATAATTTATGATTGGAATAATTACAAAACTCTTACCTAGTGGAATCAAATTAGGTATGGAAATAATGAAAAATAAACAGAACACTAAAAGATTAGAAAGTGTTGCTGAAATGAAACACATGGAAAGAATGGCTAATGGTGAATTAGAATACAAACAGGCAGTAATGCAAAATAATCAACAGGGCTGGAAAGACGAATTCGTTTTGATACTTGTTTCGGCTCCCGTGATGATCTTAATTTGGTCAATATTTAGTGATGATCCTGCCATAATGGAGAAGGTAGATAAGTTTTTTACACAATTTAACAATATGCCTTTTTGGTACCAAGCCTTGTTTATTGGAGTAGTTTCGGCTATATATGGTCTTAAAGGGGCTGATATAATGAAAAGGCCAAAATAATATGTATGAACAATTAAAAGAACGAATCAAAGAACATGAAGGATTTGTACCAAGAATATATAAAGATAGTCTAGGATTTGCCACAATCGGCTACGGACACCTTGTAAAAGAAGGTGAACAATGGGAAGAAGGCAAAGAATACACTAAAGAACAATTAGAGTATGTTTTTGATACAGATTTTGAAGAGGCTAAAAAAAATGCTTTTTCTTTAATTGGTGATATTGAATTAGTTGATGACGCAAAATGTGTCTTAATTGAGATGGTGTTCCAATTAGGAATAGGTGGTGTTTCTAAATTTAAAAAGATGTGGGAAGCATTATCTAAAGGTGATTATGGTGAAGCCTCGTTTCAAATGATGGATTCTCGTTGGGCAAAACAAACTCCTAAACGAGCAGAAAGTCTTTCAGCTATTATGAGAAGTTGCAAAAGTTAATTAACTTTGCTATACACTTCATAATGGTATGTTAATATTTGAAGAAATAATAATAAATTATCATAAGCTAAAAGAAGGAGAAACACCTGTTCTTCGTGATGTGCATATAGAAGATGGTGTTATAACTTACATTGATCCAAAAGATAAATTAAAAAATTTGGTGGAATGTAAAGAAGGAAACTAATATGCATAAAAGGATTTTAGTAATAAGTGATTTACATATTCCGTATCATCATAAAGATAGCTTTGCTTTTCTACGGGCTATTAAGAAGGAATATAATCCCGATTTTGTGGTCAATATTGGTGATCTATTGGACTTTCATGCTATCAATATGCATACCCATGATCCAGACCTTTATAGTGCTGGTCATGAATTAAAAGTATCTAAAGAATATATAAAAGAATTAGAAGGTATATTTCCAAAAACAGTAGAAGTAGAAAGTAATCATAGTAGTTTAGTATATAGACGAGCATTAAAATTTGGTATGTCTAAAGAATTTCTTAAAGACTATGGTGATTTTCTTGGTACTAAAAAATGGGAATGGGTAGATGATTTAACTCTTACTATGTCTAATAAACAAAGATGTTTTTTTACACATGGAAGATCAGCAGATGTATTAAAAGTATCTCAAACTATGGGTATGTCAGCCGTACAAGGCCATTATCATACTAAATTTTTAATATCTTATTGGGCTAACCCCGATAACCTTTTCTTTGCTATGAATGTAGGATGTTTAATAAATCAAAAAAGTCTTGCCTTTGCTTATGCAAAAAACTTTAAAACTAGATTTATATTAGGATGTGGTATGATAATAGACGGCATACCTAAACTACTTCCGTTAGTTTTAAATAATAAAGGTAATTGGATAGGTAAGTTAGTTTAAAATATCCAAGCTGATACAACAGCAGATACTACAGCTACAATAATAACTTTTTTCATACAAGGATCACAAAGTCCTGTTCTATCTTGAACCCATGTAGCTATTGATTTTAATTTTTCCATTTATACTCCTTATACTACGATTGTGTCGGCTTCTTCTTGTGTCAGAGCTTCACCTGCTACAAGTTTAGCTTTAGCACTAGCTTTAAGATTATTTATAGCTTGTTGTCTTGCAGTTCTTGCTTCTATTCCAGCATCATCTGCATTAACTTCAGCTACTTCTTCTGGAGTTAAATCAACTATTGATTCTTCTCCCGTTTCGCAATTTATTACATGTTTTTTCATTATCTTTTTACTCCATACATTGTTGCTCTATATCCCGCTATTTGATCGCCACCATTACCAAAAAATCTTAAACTTCTTATAGAAGTATCTGATCTAGTTTGGTTTGCACCATAACAATTATAATAGTAGTTGTTTGATGCTCTTATTAAATAATTGTAAGCTGTTGTTGTGTGTTGACTTTGATAAGGCGAATAAAATGTACATTCTAAATTAGTTGGTTCATTAGCTGGACTATCGTAATTCTCGCCAATAAATCTTATTCTATTATCACTATCTTGTGAAAAATGACCATGACCACCATTATTACCATTTGTCTGAACATAACCATAAACACATGCTGAATAGTTAGCATCAACTGAATTTCCGCCACTATCAAGAAATCTTATAGAAAATTCTTTGTTATTTGTACTACCATGTAAATCAGTCACATAAAGTTTATACAAATCATAAGTAGCTGAAAAACAGTTAGTCATGTCAAAGCTAGTCACATTACTTGAATGTGATAAGTCTGCTATTTTTACAAGAGTTCCACTATCTGCTGTGACCCAAGTAGGTGCATCTGCTGAACCATTCATTTGTAAAGTTTGATTTGCTGTACCTTTAGCTAGTCTTTGTAATCCACTTCCATCACGATATAATATATCTCCTTGTGTAGTAAGTGTTGTTCCTACATCAGTACCATCAGCACCTTTAGCCGCAAGTTTAGTCCAATAAGCAGTTTGAGATGTTGCTTGTGTTCCTGCTCCGTGGGCTTGAATACATATAAAACTTTCGTTTCCGTGAGTTACAATATCATCTACAACATAAGCAGTAGAACCGCTATATGCTCCACGAAATACAGGTTTAATTCTTCCTAAATTTACTGTTGCCATTATAAATATTCCTCCAAAGATGAATCTATAGCAAGTATTTCCTCGTCTGTTAATCCATTTTTTCTATAAGCAGATACTTTATTTGTTTTTAAAGTGTCTTGTTCGTTTTCATCTGCAGTTTGTAGTTCAATAGCTTTTGTATTTACATCATCCATATTAATAGTAACTTCTTCTTCATTAATATCTAATGCAATAAATGTATCATCTAAATTTTCTACAATGTGCGTTACATTAGGATAAAGATTATAAATTGCTTCGTGTTTAAAACTCATTATAATACCCCACTATCTACTTCTAAAACTGTCATTGTTGTTGGAAATCTTCCATGGTCATCATTATCAGTATCTCTTTCGGTTCTACCTAAATAATAAGTACCACCATCATGCGACCCCATCATTAATCCATAAGTAACTTGTGAAGTTGTATTAGGATGATGAAGAAACATATAACCTATATTAGTACCATTCCAATTTTGATAATATTGTCCCATCCAACCGATTGCTGATGGTCTGTTACTACTTGCTGTACCACCACCAACATTTGTATCTCCTGTTGCTACAGTAGAACCAACTTTATATCTTAATTGAATATTACCTGTTGTTGTTCCTGCCGCCGCACCTGTTGCACTTACATAAACTAACATTTTGTTAGACGCACTTTCTGGTGTTATAGAAATATTTACACCACTAACCATACCGCCACTAGAGCCAAAAGATTGTACTGCTGGTTGAAATGCGTGTTTAACTTGCAATATAGAACTTGTTACATTTCCCCATACAGGATTTGCTCCTGCTCCTTGTGTTTTTAAAAATTGGCCAGAAGTACCTGCTCCTAATCTAGCTAAACCACTTCCTCCATAGTAAAGAACATCTCCTTGTGTAGTTAAAGTAGCGTCACCAGAACCTTTAGCTAAATAAGCCCAAGAGCCGTGAACCGAACCTCCTGTTGATGGAGCATTTCCTGTTGAGTTAGTTGTACATATAAACGAAGATGTTAAACCATTGTCTGTATGTTGTACTACATCATCAACAGTATAAGCTGTACCACCTGCGTAAGTACCTCTCCATACTAATTTAATTTTGCCTAAATCTATTGTTGCCATAATTATCCTATAATACTA